CCACATGCTCGGGCTGATATCCCTTTCTGATCAAATAGCACCAAGCTTTCTTGGCTTGATTGGGATCAAAACTTTTGCCTGCGCCACTGGCTGTAGCACTGAAATCTGCATCTGGACGAGCTTGGCCACTGAACAAAAATGCATTGTTGAGTCGGCGAGTCTTGAGTTCAAACTTTTCTTCGTTGTTGCACGCCAAAATCCAACGTATCATCTCGTTTGGCACTTTGTTGTAATTTCCGCCACCTATAAGGCCTGCTATACCGCTTTTGTCAAAATTGTCCAAGCCAACGTTGTAAATGAAGTCAGCAAGGCTATTGAACTGATCTTGTGTTAGTAAGTTGCTTCCAATGCTGCTGTGAATTTTGCCTTCAACTTTTTTGATGTCAGTTTTCAGCAATGTTTTCATATTGCTTTCACTGATGCCTTCACTAACGTTCAATGTGGTGCTGATTTGTGTTCCTGAATCATCTGTGGCGTTCAAAGTCACAGTATTGTTTTGTAGTTCTTGACTTGTAAGCAAGTGGCCATAGCCTATGAGTTTCTGACCACTTTTACAAGCGTCGTCAAAGGGTTTGCCAATCAAGTTACCGCCCAATCCTTCGTGATCAATTATTTGTTGAATACCTCTGTTGTTAACTGTCCATTCTGTGGAAGGCAGCAACACTCGTGGCCCCAACTGTTTGAAAGTGTATTGCGGTTGCCCACTTTCGTCCCAGCTTTCTCCAATGTGCAATCCAGTTTGGCCATTCAATACACCAGACACCTGCAATGGCTTGTCTTGTGCGGGACTCACTTGCCCAACCTTGTAGGTGCTTTCAGGAGGAGCGTCTTTTCTCTGTACCAGCCCAGTATTGGAGTATCCAGGCCCTGCAACACTGCGCTGTCTCCAAGGATCTGCACCAGGCAGTCTACTCACAATGGTTTGAACAATCTGCACACTGCGTCCAGGACTCACAACGTTTTCCAGTTGCATCCGTTCTTCGGTTCTGATATCAGGTGCCAACGCAACTACACCTGGAACAGCAGTCAAAGGCCTATCTGGACTTGTGGGACTGGCTGCATCAGGTAAATTGGCCACATTGAGTTCAGTTTTTGGTCCAGTGTTGACGTTGCCTGCTCCTGAGCGTAGGTTTACCGATCCGTTGCCTTGAACTTTGACATCAGCTCCTCCAACTAAATTCAAAGTGCTGTTGCTCTTGACTTTAACATCGGCCTCACCAAACAAACTCAAGGCTCCGTTTATGCTTCGCAGCCTTATGTCACTAGCACTACTGGCATCAACATTGCCTCCAGCAAACAAGCGAATATTGCCAGTTAAATTTTTGATGTCAATGTTGCTTTCTTGACTGGTGAGAAAAATACCATAATTGCTTCTGTATTGCAAGCTGCCCACAGCCGTGTTGTAGATGTTGCTGTTGCTCACAATGTGTGCATTGCCTTGGCTGAAAACCAAAACATCACCGCCGCTGCTGATGTTGAACGGCTTCTTGCTATACATCCTGGTTTCGTCAATGCTGCGCATTTTGATGCTGCCACCAGCTTCAATATTCACATCTCTGTCTGCATGCAAGTTGATGTCTTGTCCGGCACTTACACTGACACTTTTTTGTCCAAAAATATCAATGTTGCCTTCTTTGTCCATCTCAATACGGGCTCTATTTGGCCCAGTGTTGATTATGATTCTATCTCTGGTGTCATGAATAACAATCTGAGCTAGGCCACGAGTTTGTAGGCGGATGAAAGCGTCTGTTGGAGTATCATCATAAACCATTGTGTGCCCATATGGCGTACGCCAACCCAAGGTACGAATACCCTGTTGCATACCTCTCGGTGCTGGCCCACCTTGTTCAATAGGCAAGTCTGGAACACCAGCTTCTTGAGCAGCTTCAAAACTGGCTTGAAATATGGGTTGACCGCCAGTAAGAGGATTTCGGTCTTGTCTTGATGGACTCTGAGCAGGTGTGCTGGGAGTCATCGTATTACGATCAACTTGGAACAAACATCCAAACCAAACACCCCTACTGGGATCACCATTTATGAAACACACCAACACTTGATTATTGAGATCAGGGGGTATAAAGGTCATACCATAGTCTGTTTGTGAACTAGTGGGATTGAGGTTCACGTCTCCGATGTTTGATGCGCCAGCAAATGGGCTGGCATAATCACAAATAATCCAATTCGCAGAGTTATCAATGAGACCACCAAGCTCTGGAATCCAAACTTTGATTCGGCCCATATTACGTACATCATTTACATCTCGCACAAGGCCAAGGTAAATTTTATCCCAGGTAGCTCTGCGACCGCCTGGTTCAAGATCATACCCTCCAGGTAAATTTACAGTTTGTCTTAAAGTTGCCACACTACACTCTTTTCTATTATCCAGGGAACCTTAGCGGAGGTTGTACCGGCTCTGTTGTGCCACCAAAATTGCTTAACAAATCTCGAGTAGCTTGTAATTGCTGTGTAAATTTCCCATCTCTGAATATATGAGTCACTTCAATAACACAGTACAACGCATTGAAAAAGTCTACATCATCTTTCAAATCCATAAATCCTGTGGACTCATTTGGGATAGTTCCAGCTCGAAAGGCTAGGAGGAAATAGTTATCATACTGACTATATTGGGCATATTGTGTTAAATCAGCAACATCCACAGTAATGTCTCCTTCCTTATTTATTAGTTCACGATCTCGCTCGCTGTTTGATCTACCAAGCCAGTAAGGATCACCACGTATTTCCATGGTTATGTTAACCATATCCTGTTTGCGTTCATATATTTGGGCAGTGATTGTGGAATACAATTGACGGGCTTGTTGATCACTACCGCTTGGTATAGCTCTTAAAAAATTAACAAGATCTCGTGGGTCAGTAAGATATGTGACATTTGTAGGGGTAACTTGTAGTGCTTGAGTGGCTATATCTTCTGCAAATTCCACCCGCTGCCGTCGGCGCGCAGCCGCCGCAGCCCTTTCTTGTTCCAAGCGGAGTCTTTCAGGGGTAGTTAAGGTTCTAACTTGCTGTAAATAATTTATTACATCACCATCTACTGATCTTTGTAATATATTATTTGTCTCAGGATCATAAATTATAAGGCTTTGGCTTGCCACAATTTGTCCTAATTGATCCAATTCCTTTTGAATTTCATCAAACTGGGTAGTAAGTGCTTGAAATCGACGTAGGTATTCTGCTGGATCCAGTTGTGATCTGGTCCGGGCCAGATCGGCTAACTGTTGATTGATAGCTGTTTGTTGTGCCTGAAGCTGTGCTCGGCGACCAACAGCAGCAGCAAGTTGGCCTTGAGATACGCTTAGTGCACTGAAGGCTGATGGTAAAACAGTTTGTTGTGATAGCAAGGGCAATGGTACGTGGTGTAATAAAGAAAATTTTACATCTAAGTTTATTATTTCTGTATTATTACCTGTATAAAAATAAAGATACGATTTACGCAGATTATTTTCTTGGGATATAGCCTGTAACCTAGCTTCGTTCCAGGCTTGGATAAGTTGGAATGCTTGCCCAAATTCTCTAGTAGGAATAGGGCGGCGAGTTTCTCTTACTCCAATATGATAAGTAAAGCGTTTGATATAATCATTTAGCACCTGATCCCACCCAATATACTCAACACGGCATTCTATCCATGGAACTTTTACGATTCCACTTTGATTGTCTGGGATAAACCATTCCACTTTTTTTATGGAAGCACAAATATCATCTACTAAATTGCCAATACTAATTCCGCGACCAACGCTGATCTCAACAGTATTTCCAACTTGACTAAATCCTGCTCTACGGTTGTTTACATTAGGTCGAAAAATTATTTCTTGCAAGCCTAAGTCTGGATCTACTTGGAATCTATAAAATACTACCTGCTGCGCTTGTAATGAAGCAGGCTTATCAGGATCATTTATTCTACGCAAATCAACATAAAATTTATTGAGTTCTTGTTCCAATAATAGGAAAAACACTCCAACTGTTGTTCCTGAAGATGCTACACTTCCTGGTAAACCTGCTTGCAATTGAGCAGATGCTCCTAAAGTAATATTATACGTTTGTGGAATAATAAAGTATTGGTTGGTAAATCCAAGATTATTAACTACTGTAAATTTAAGCTTGTATATTGTTCCAGCAGCCGTCAAAGTATTGGAAATTTCTACTATAGTTAACTTATAGACCTTTACTACAGGATTGGTCCTCACGATATTG